CAGCCCTTGCTCCCATGCCCTTGCTGTCGATATAACCAGATTTCCCAGCAGCAGCTATCGCACCAAAAGTCATATCGAAAACGTCAACATAAGCATTTCCTCTATCAGATAGTGACAAATTTGGGTTTGACATTTTGTCTACGCCATTTTGGATTATTCTATCTGTATTTATTACAGCTGTGTTTTTGATGTTAGGTGCATTGTCTTTACGCAGCTGCCTTATAATATCGCTCATAATTTTATAGCCAGCTGCATTGAATTGCGTTCTAGCAGTTTTGTTTGTCATTAATGGCTCTGTGCCATTCATAATAGTGCCGCTGGTGTATTGGCTAAATAATGCGCTTATCTGTGCTTCTGCTTTTTCTTGTGCTAAAACAGGATCGCGATTGTTAGCTGGGTCTAATGCATTGTCAGCGATTGCTTGGGCTTCAGATGTTAGCATATCGCTAGCTAGCCCAAGTTGTGTGTCTGCTTGTATTTTGTAAAGCTCAACGCCATAAGCTGCTAGTTTGTTGCCAGCATCAGCCAAAAGCAATGATGGTGCTGCCATCGTGTTTGGGTTTAGCTGCGCTGTAATCATCTGACCGCTACCAGCATCGCTGCGTTTTACTTGAGCTTGATAAGAAGGTACCCTCATTAGTCAAACATCCCTGATTCAGCACCCGACATGAGGCTGTTTCCAAAATTCATGAAGCCCTGCATTCTTGTGGTTTTTGACATTATTTGCGCTTCTAGGTTTGCTACCTCACCTTTTAGCCTTTGGTTAACGCCCTCTTGCTCTAAGTCAGAGGCTCTAGCAGCACCGTTGTAGCGCATCATTTCTACATCCGCGTCAGCTTGTTGCGCGTTTTCAAGTAGCACATCTAATGCTGTGCCACTTGATGCGACTACATTGTTATAACGAAATGCTGAGCCTGTTTGCGCTTGTAGGTCAGAAAACTGCTCTCTGAAACGCACAATCTCTTGGCCTGTTTTAAATATCTCTTGTTTAGCTTTTTGGTCTAAAACAGCCGCATTTCTATCAGCTACAGCTTTGTTGTATCTGCCTGCTGCTGCTTGCGCATCAGCTGCTACATTGGATGCTATGAACGATACGCCCATGCCTAACATATATTGCCACATACTATTTATCGTTCACTGTTAATGTTTGGAATATTGCCAACAAACTTATCGGCAGCGGTTTATCTTGTTTAATGAGTATTTGCGCATCGAAATCGTAGCCACCTACAAACTCAATAGTTTTTTGCCCAGTAAACAATGGTATCGGTGCAGACATGCTAGCACCAATGTCTCTGAATGATATTTCTTGTAGATCGCTATCTGTAGTTCCTACTTTGATTCCAACACTGCGATAAAGCAGCACTGTAATTTCAGATATGCGTTTTATCTTGCCTTGTGCGCTTCCCATTGCACTGCCCTCATCAACGCGCAATGTTTTTATCTGACTTGTGAATGGCAACCCTACATGGACTTTAGAAGCGCTTGTATCTAATGTAATAGCACCAGAACTTACAGTCTTATTTGTCTGCGTGGCGCCATCAGCCAATATAGCCACCGATTGACCCTCAAGATGAGCCAGCCCTGATATAGTGGTGGTTGCACTGCCAGAATATGTAAGACCACAATCGACAAAGAACGCATCTCCTACATCATTTCCAAAATCAAAATTTCTTAAATACTCTACATATCTTTTGGTAGAGCCGTTGATAGTGCGCTTTACAACAAAATACACTTCGTCTTCTTGCGTGCCTGGTATGCTTGCTACAGATTCAACTTCTGCATCTGTGCCTGCTATGACATGCCTATGCCATGCAACAACTTGCTCCTCACGCCTATAAGTCATGCAAGCTAGTTTGCCATCGTTCAACACACACCACGCGACACTATCAGGCTCTTGCTGATATGCCATTTCCTTAATGCCGCTCTCTGTGACATGCTCTGCCAAAATCGTCATGTCAGGCGCAACATAGCTATCTGCATCAGAGCTAAACACTAGCCCCCGCATTTTTCGCTCAGCGCGTTGTAAAAACAAACCCGCTTGTCCTACTTGAAATGGCGGGACATTTGCAGCGCCATAGCTTGTTTGCAGTTTTATTTGCGTATTAGTTGGGTTCAATGGTTCGTCAAAACCAGACGCACGAACAACAAACTCACCGCCACTTGTGCCTATCAAAAGTTGCCTACTACTAGCTAAAAACCTGACAACATTTACCTCGTTAGAACCGATTGTATAAACTAGGCCGTCATCTGCATCTGTGCCACGCTCAAAGTTTTCAAAATCACCACTCTGGCTAAAAAACACTGTTTGTGGCTGGGTGCTAGTGCCAGCAAGCACCAGCCGCTGCTCATAGAATGCAATAGCTCTTGGGTAGCCTGTTGTTTGCGAAAACGCACCCAGCTGCCAATTTTTATCTGCTGTTATTTCACCTTCGATAGTATGCCCTGCTGCTGCACCCTCTGTCACAAGGTCTTCCGCAGGCGCTAAAGTTATCACATTTTCAGTAACATCAACAATTAACAACCCAGTAAAGTTATTGCTAGTTGACCCTGAGATCTTAATTATTTGACCAACCTCAAACCCCTCTACAACGAAGTTGCCTGACGAATCCTCTATTCGGTCATTATGTTCTAAACCAGTTACATCTGGGTCACCTTCGTGAAAACTAATTGTGTCTGCCTGATAGAATGGCGCTAGCTCAGCCTCACCGTTGGCAAGCTCTTCTACTACTGCTGAAACACTAGTTGGGCTATTGCTATAATTTACTGAATCAACGGTAGCTGTAGCTCCAGAGCCATTTGTAACAGTTTCTCCAATTGTGAAAATACCGCTAACTGTTTTTAAAAACAGCTTGCTGGTTGTAGGAAAGTCAAATGCAAGTGACCAATTACTGTTACTTTGACCAGTAATTACATAAGTGCCACCAGCTGCAATAGTTTGGCTGGAGTTATTTATTGTGGCAGTAATGCTTGAGCTTGTTGTGTTTGTGAAAGTTAAATTGCTTGTTTCTGCGTTCAACCGGAAAAATGTTAAAGTGGTTCCTTCGTTACCATCATGATATTCGTATCCGTTTCCACCAAAAATCCAGTTAGCAGAATATTTGCCATAGCCGCTATGGAAACTATTATTAAACTGACCACCACCAGTGCTAGTAAAGGTAACTCCGTCATTTTGTGGCGCATTCGTACTTACATGCGTAGTGCCTGATGGGAATGTGTTTGTATGATTATTGCTACGAGATCCCAAGTTAGTGTAACTACTAGCAGTAGTTGTAATAGCAACGCTAATCCCTGTTGTGCCTATATTAGAGTTATCAGTGTTGCCGGTGAATGTTTGGCTGTTCGTAGCCACATCAACAACGCACACAGCTGTTTTTGCACTTGTGCCGCCGGTTATTGTGTCAGCTTGAGTAAACGTACCAGAAGCAGAACTGATTACCATTTCTGAATGCACTTCACTTATTTTAGCGAAACCCTCATGCACCTTGACTAGTCGGCCTACATCAGAGTGTGCAAAAGTGTCAGTGCTTGCAGTTAGTGTAACAGTGCCTGTTCTGCCGCTAGCTGTAATTGTGGTATCTGTAAGGTTGGTATCACCCATAGCACCACGTTTTAGGTTTGCCTCTTCAATTGTCCATGCAGTATGTCCGGTGCGCGTAATTTTTCTTGGCGCATAATCTGGATGCACAATGTACATAATGTCAGCCGTCTGTGCGAATTTTAATAATTCTAGATCAGCCTCAGAGTATGGATGCACCACCTCGACAGGGTTTGACCCACTAACAACAATGCCGCCATCTTTGTATATTCTAAAACAATACTCACTAAATTCTAATATATAAGCCTGCTCAACATTGAACTGAAAAGGTATAAGCCTGCTTGTTTTTGTGCTGTCTTTTACCTCCCTTATAAATCGTGTGCCAGGTCTTCTTGTCAGGCCGCCATGTGGCTGGATTAAAAAGTTCTCAATGGTACTAGCGCCATTATCATACCGCCCTAAATCGGTACGCCCAAACAGCCTTGGCGATAACTCACCAGCTGTAAAGTTTTGCTTGGCTGCTGTAATTTTAGCCATTTAAAACCTCGAAGCGATAAACAAGTCAGATTCGTTATATGTGCGATAATCTTGGTTAGTTAGGTTTTGAGGTGTACCCTCTGTTGCGTCAACAAAACGCGCCTCTGATAGTTTTTGCTCATAAAGCTGATTAAGTTGAGCTGTAAGAGAATTGCTGTTTGTCAAATTAAAACAAACATCAGCTGCTAATCTTGCAACAATAGTCTCTACTAACAAGGTATCATATTGGTTTACATCAAGTTCACGCCCTACATAAACAATCTTTATACTGCTATCATTAGTAAGCAGCTTACGCCCTTCAATGCGATAGACTGTATCCATATCCTCTAGCCGCAATACGCGCAGGCAGTATGGGTCTGTTGGCAAGCTGAACTGCTTAGCATATCCAAATGCAGGCGTGGCAGAATCAGCGCTTAATGCAACCCTGCTAATTAAACAATTCCAAGGGTGCGCTCTAAAAACAGCATCACGCACAAAGGAATAGCGCTGGTTAGCAATACGTGCTGTTTTGGTGTCTTCTATTAGCGTTGTAATATTCGTAGCACCTAGCATATTTAATGCTGAGTTTGCTATATCTACTGCTGCTGCCATGATTGCTCCATAAAAAAAGAAGGGCAGCCGAAGCTGCCCTGTCCATTAGTCAAGTACATATTTGACTGTTAGCTCTATAGTACCAGTGCCAGCGGCACCGCCCATAGTAACAGTCAAAGCAACACCATCCTCGTTAGTATCTAGCTCTGTGCCAGAACCAAGCGCTAGAGTAGCCATAACGTCTACCTTTTGCGCTGATGTTGACGCAGCTGCTGCCTTGTAAGCTGCCGCACTAGCTGACACAGCTGTGCCTGCCTTATTAGTGTGCGCTGCATAACCTACAGACAATGTTGTGCTACCACCAAGTGCATCGTATGCCAGTGAGCCTTCAACAAGCCTAGCCCCATCAGGCAACACGAACATTTCGATAACATCACCTGATGCTAATGAAGATGCTTCATATACGCCATGTGCGACACGAATCCTGCCAGACATTTCGTTAGCTTTGTTCATTGCAACTGGAGTTGCACGCGAGTTAGTGCGTTGTGTGGAATAAACTGTAGCCATTTCTTATACTCCTTTCTATTCCGTACATGCAATTTCGACTACTTTTGCCTCTTCCATTCGGGTAGCCCCGAAACTGGCGCAGTAGTAAACTTGCGTTGCATAACTTTTATCAGCTCGCTCATCAATTCTAGCTGTTGGTTCTTTTCCAAT